GTAGCTTCTGCTGTCTTAGCCAAATCCATCTGAGCAGGATTGAAAGCAATAGCAGCCAATGCCTCTGGACTCTGGCCCTTTTCGATGATAGCTGCCATTTCGCTTTCATTCAAAGAACGAGCAGCGCGGAAGAACAGCTTGGGAGACTCTGCTGATTCATCGAACCGCATTTCTGTTACTACACGAGTGATCGAATAGTTGAACCCTGCCAAGTGCTTAACGTAAGCATCCAGTGCCATATCATCATCACCCTTGGCTTTACCGAAGATGGACGTAGCCGGAAGCGTTAGCTGGTAGACATCGCTGTTCTCGACATTGTTAGCCAGAACCACCGCCAGCCTACGGCTGAAGCGACATGCGCGGCCCTTACCATTGGTGCCAGACCCTGCGATATTCTTGGGGCAAGTCTCACACGATGAACCTTGCGGTGCTGGAGCCTTGGGGTCAGGACGCTTACCATCATTCGACCAGCAGTCAGGCAGACCTACCGCAGTGGGGTCAAAGGTCTTGGCATAGAAGGTACGGCTCACATCAGGAGCCGCGTTAACGACTACGACATCCATCTTGGGTTCAGGACTACGCGCAGTCTCTTGACCATTGACGATCATGCGGAATTTGCTACCCCGCAGAGAGATACGCTTGTAGTTGCCACCATTACCCAGCAGCTTCTTGGTTACATCATCCAGACCCTGAGCGCTTGATACGATGGAGGTCTGGTCACGAAACAGCGTTACATTCGACATAGTATTCACCTATTAGATTTTTTTGGAAGGACGACGCACAGTAACGGAGTACGCCCTGTCAGTATTCATACCCATTGGGAACACGTCGGGGTTATCTTCTAGGAAGTCCCTCATTGCTCCATTACTAATCCGCTTCTCAAGCAGGTATGGTGCCTGATGCGTGTTGATGAACTGATACAAAGAGTCCCAGTCCGTCGTATAGTATTTTGTTGATACACTCCTAACGATAGTCCCTGACGTTGTTTTTATACTGGTAGCGTTTTGCTCTTGGCAGATTCTGTTCATCTCTGCTTGTAGCATTTCCATCTGCACTTTCAATTCAGCTTCTTTTTCCTCGTTCTCTTTTTTCAGAGCGTAGTAAGCATCTCGCAGATTTAAGAAGGCAGCGGCTAATTTGTCCGCTGTCGGTTTTTCAGTATCCATAATAACCTCGCGTAGTAATGCGTGAATCGCGTTATCAACATCTCCCACATAGCGTGTGGGGGCAGACATAGTATAGCAAAATCAAAGGGTTACGTCAAATATCACCTCCCAAAAAGTTCTTGTACATGGACAACAGAGTGCTCTGCGCTAGTGTACGATCTTCCAACGCCTTGTACAACTGCTTCTCCACCCCACTACTGCACAGATGAACAACCAAACAAGGATTCCTCTGCCCCTGTCTGTGGACTCTGGCATTCGCCTGCAAGTACGTCTCTGCGCTTGTCGTCGGGGAGAACCATATTACAGTATTTGCCGCTGTCAATGTAACCCCGTGGGCAGCTGCTTGAGGTTGTATCACCAACACTTCCGGCTCCTTGCTCTCTTGGAAATTTCTAAAGATTTCTGTACGTTTTTTCGCGCTCACTCCTCCATGAATGGCAGAGCTAGAAATCCCATGCTTCTGCAAGAACTCCTGAACAGTGTCGATAGAATGCCGGAATGCACAGAATATCAGCGTCTTATGCGAGGCTCCCTGCACGATGTTCAGCATCTCGTTCAGCTTGTTGGAAGCATCGAACTGCACCACCTCACCCGTATCAGAATACACCGCTCCCGATGAAATCTGCAAGAGCTTGCCCAACTGCACTGCTGCATTGACCGCAGACACCTCCTCACCCGCTGCTTGGATCAACATCTCCTTACGCAACTTGCTGTAATACTTCTCCTGCTGCGCTGTCATCGGCACTTCGTATGTTGTGTACAACTGCTCCGGTAGGTCTAGGCACTCCTCTGTGGTGTAGCGAATCGCTGGTTGGAGAACGCTGTGTACGATCTCTTGTGCCTCTGGTCTGGGTATCCATTTGAACTGCGTAATTTTTATCATCACTTTGTCTTTGAACGCTCCAGCATACGAAGGTACAGCGCTAGGGTTCACGATCTTAGCTTGCCCGTATGCGTCCTCTGGCGACTGCGCTGCTGGAGTACCTGTCATGAGCCACACCCATGTGTCAGGACCGATCAAAGAGTTGAATGCTTTCCAGCGTCTCGTCTTGGCATTCTTCAGATAGCTAGACTCATCAGCGATAATCAAGTCAAACCCTGCCGCTGCCAACTCATCTCGTACAACCTCTACACCATCGTAGTTGATGATGACAAAATCATAGTTACCTTTAATGACGTTCACTCTCTGTTCTCTTGAGCCATGTGCGATACCGACCCTGCGGTGCATCACAGTCTTGAACAAATCCGAGCGCCATGCACAGTCCATGATAGAGAGAGGACAGACCACCAGCACTCTACGAATAGCCCCGACAGAAAGCAGGTAGTCAGCAGCCCACGCTGCCGCATTCGTCTTCCCACTGCCCATCGCGTTTAAGCAGAAGGCTCTCTTATGGATCGTCAGAAACGCCGCCGTATCCTTCTGGTGTGCGAACGGCTTGTACATTCCCGGCCATGCGTAGTGCCCCAGTATAGGAGACAGCACCTTCTTGAAGCCAAGGTTTTTGAGGATCATAGCGTGACCTAGGTTCCAATGCACCAGCACCTCTGCCACACCCTCTTCGTCTTTGATGACCTTAGACTTCTGTATTACTTGCGTAATTTTATCTGGATCACGTGTGCGAACCAGTAACGCATTGTTATGAACGATTTCCATATTCCTAAACCCACCGCTTGGGGAGCGGCAACCCGTTAAAAAGGAGAACGACTAGAGAATATCGTAAACGTCTTCGTCGTCTATGGTTGGTTTCAGTACCTCAAGCACATCCATTTTTCTCAACTCTGGGTCATACACCCAGTTACGGACTGTCTTGTAGCAGTGCTTTCGCTCTCTTCTGGCTATGGTAAAGGCAAAGTTGATGAACTCTTCCAAGTAGCGATCAACCACATCGCCCGGTAATCCTGAGTTGGCAGCTAGCTGCCGTACAGCTGTCGGTGTAACTCTCATTTTTTCTTCTTAGGACTATCGTATGTCGAGGCGGGTTTGTGATTGCTGGAACGCTTGAAGCTACGGTTGTCTGATGGAGAAGTTAGAAAGTACCCGTCGCCATTACTACCACCACGAGAGAGATTCTTCTTGTGAGCGATGTCTTTGCCCTTTCTATCTACACCTTCCTTATCCAGCTTTCTACGTAGCGTCTGACGAGCGAGTTTGGCCTTCAGCACTCCGCCGTCTTTCTCTTGACGTTCTTTCTCTCGCTGCCAATCTCTGGAATAATTTCTCGGCATTACAAACTCCCATTATGTTCGCATTGGGTACGGCACCATCGGGCGCAAAGTCCATTAGGCTTAGGATTCCATATGCCCGTATTATAAGACATTTCTCTCTGCGTCAACAGTTCATGCAGTGCAGCAAAGACATCCAAACCCCGTTCAACCGTCACTTCTTCTCTTACCGTTTCCTTGGACACCACAAACAGAAGCATCAGCTTTATCTTTTCAAGCTCTGGAAACTTCAGGAACAGTGCCGCTGCCATCAAATACAACTGCCGCATATCGGCGTATCGCGCATTCTTGCTAGTCTTGTAATCGACTACATATCCTTTGGTCCCGTTAAGAATAGCCAAATCACAAATACCCCGGAACCATATATCACTGTCGTCGTAATCACATGCCACCAATCGTCCATCTTCTTTTTTCACTCCAACTTTAATTTCACAATGCTTTTCGCCGGGGATAGCCTTTAGCCTTTCTAGGTAAGGGCATAAGTAATCATGTCTTTCTGGTATTGGTGTACCATCTCTAAGAAACTCTTCGCAGACTGTATGAATCTCCTTGCCGTAGAGTGTAGCAGTGGTGTCCTTGAACGGTACTTCCTTGGTGACTTTCTCACTCTGATACTTCCTTGGACAAGTGTCGTACAACTTGATCCCACTGTAGCTCCACGGTCCCGGCTTTCTACTCATACGGTCTTGGTCCCTTTAGTTTCATCATGTCATATCCATACGCTTCACAGTGCCAGCGTTCATGAAAGCCGAAGCTCTTGCCTATCCAGTGTCGATACTTCTCTGGCGGCGTCTGCTCAATCGAAAACTGTGCGGCTATAGCATTCCCGGCAAAGCGAATATCTGCTTCCTTCTCCAATGCTCTTCTGAACATACGGCAGATCAGTGAGTCCTCTGGTGCAGTGTCCATGAAATACTCAGGTACTTTGATCTTAGCCAGCGTTTCATGCAGTTTCCTAGACCTTAACGAGAACCCACCATTACCCACCATGCCATCACCCCAGATAGCGCCGATGTAGTCATACTCTAAGAACGCATCGGTCCATGCTTCAGCATTCACAGCAAACCCATCGTACTGAATATAGAGGGCATGGTCGGTATCAACAAACTGCGGAATCAGATTAAAGCACAGTTCGTTCGTAGCGCGTATGAAGTTTTTATGTGAGTCATTCTGTATCGGGGGAATAGGAACCCAGACTACCTGAGTTCCCAAATCCTCATCAATCGCCCTGTCAGAGAACCAATAGACCTTACTGACCTTCTCGCCCATCACCCATAGCGTTTGCTTTATAGCCTCAATGCTCTTGTCATGGTAGAGCGTGTCGTAACAGACGATGCTAATGGTCATTGTTTTTCTAGTTTTTTCATCTTAAATGACATATCACTTCCATAACCTCCTTCGGCATCTAACGGCATATTCGGCAACCATGTGGGTGCTTTGCGTAGCTCGGTGATGATATCCACCCGTGCCTGTTCTGCCTCTTCTGCACGGACAATGAAGTATAGCGCATCGTGAATCGTCAGTCCAACAGGATATTTCTTATTCACCCGAACCATCGCCTCGCCCATCACACACCGCGCCAATGCCTGAATGATGTTCTGAAAACACTTCGCCGGGTGGATGTGGACCGGCCCCTTTCTTGTGCTATACACGTATTGTTTCCGGCCTTGCTCATCCTCTGTGATCTTCAAGCCGGGGTATGCCATAAACAGACCGGAAGGCAGGCGAATGCCCCTCTCACCCAGCACCTCTAACTTCAACTCTCCTAGCCCTATTTCAATTCTTTCGTTATTGATTATGGCCTCCAATGCTTTCCCCGCATCGTACCAAGCGGCTTTGACCTGTGCGTAGTCTTTGCGATAGATGCTTACCACGTTTTGAGCAAACTCTTCACCAATGTCCTTACCTGATAGCATCTTGCATTGGGCTCTTAGCTTCTTAGCCCCCGTGCCATCGCTCAGACTCAGCGATGCCGTCTTTCCGACAAATCTAGCGTCGTCATCTACCTCATCGTAGGCTACATTGAAAGCCTTGGAAGCAAAGTCTTTATATAGGTCGAGCCCATCACCCAGCATCTTTAGCTTGTCGCTCTGGCCAGCAAAGGCTAATCCTACCCGCAGTTCAACATTACTAAGGTCGGCTCCCACAATGCTGTAGCCCATAGGAGCGATGATGGCTTTCTTTAGCTTGGACCCTCTTGGTATGTTTTGTAGGTTAATGGAATCAATGGCACTCCACCTACCCGTAATCGCACCATAGTATTTCAACGGTACAGGCAGTGTACCGCCAGCCTCGTGGATGCTAATGAATCTCTCTGTGCGGGATTCTTCGATGGTGCTTTTTACGCCGAGTCTTGCGGCTACGATAGCTTGGACAAAGATGTTTTCATGCAATAACAGTTCTTTGAACGCCTCATCGCTTTTAGCAAAAGCATAAGTTATTTTACCCGTTGTCGGGCTTATCTTAGTAGGAGGTTCAACGCCAATTTCCTTTAGTAGCTCAGCCAACTTATTGTTGGACATGAGAATTTCTCTTGTTATGAGGGCTTTGTCCAACAAGGTATATTTTACCCGCTTGATTTCGACTAAATGCTCCTCCAACACATGCCTGTCTAGGTCGAACTGTGGCAATGTGTGCATCTTGATCGTCATGTCGATCAATGCGATTTCTGTTTTGTTGAAAGATGAAGCTAGTTGTCTAAACAAATCGTATGTCAGAGTGACATCGTTCTTGCAGTATTCCCCATATCGAGCCAATTCCTCTTCGCTAAAGTCTGCTCTATGCTTGCCCATAGCATCGACAACTTCGGTGCCCTTCACACCTAGATTATAGCGTTCAGCCAACTTAGCTAGCGAACCTCCAGCATCCACGCCATGTACAGCACGAGCCATGCAAAGTGTGTCGAGGATAGTCTTGGGATGAATACCAAACCGCCATGACAGGATCGTGGCATCGAACAGGGCATTGTGCATCAGAGCAAAAGAGTTATTCCAGTCAAACTGCTTCAACCAACTTCTTGTCTCTGTAGCGGTCCCACTGAACCATACCGTAGGTTCATCGTTCTTCTTAACAGCTACCCCTATGGTTTCAAACCTTTCATCGTCAATATAGCTTTGCGTTGTTATATCTTTCTTGGAGA